GGTCGGCATTTATTATTTTACATATTCCCATTTATACCCGTATGCTGTTTTTCTTTTTCCATTACAACATTGTAGTATAACATATTTTTCCCATTTATTGACACATATATCTGATACATCATTAAATATTTCAACATTTCCTTTTGCGTCAATTCTTTTAACTTTATATTCTCTTTTTTTCTTTATAAAGTTTCCAAAATTCATATTTTCATTTGCTGTACACCAACGCAAATTTTCTATTTTATTATTTAATTTATTACCGTCTATATGGTCAACATATTTTTTGTTTTCCGGGTTTTCAATAAACGCTAATGCTATAAGCCTATGTAATCGAAAACTTTTGTATGAATTTCCAATCTTTAAATTTACGTTCATATAATAGCCCGCCTTAAACGCTCGCTTTTCTTTCCCAAATTGTATAACCTTACAATTTTCTGTAACTATACAATCAAACTCTTTTAAGTATATTTCTTTTGGTTTCATGCTGCAAAGATAACGTATAATTCGTAATTACAAAAGAAAATTGTTTTTATTTTCAAAAAAAAACAATAAACCCGGAACGTTATACATTCCGGGCATAAATCAAAACAGCCTCATTTGTTTATCTGTTATTTTAGCAACAATTGCATCAACTTCACCTTCTAAACGTTTACACGTTTCCAATATTTCCGGTCTGCGTTGGGCAAAATATCTGCGTTGATTATGACGCAATTGTCGGATTAACTCGGCGAACTCTTCCAACGTTATTTTTCCCGGATTTTCGATTTGCGGGGTTTTTTCTTCTTCCATGTATATTTTATCCATTTTGAAATTAAAATCGCTCTACGTGGCTAAAACAAACGTTCGTGCATGTTGCTTGGTAAATTCTGACGCACCCAACCGGGGTTGTTGCGCAAAATGTATCGTCCAAAGTGCATTATCAACGTGGCGTCGGCGTTCCACAATGTCGGTTTCAATTCCGGGTACAAATTCCCGGCAATCTCTTTGTATCTGCGTTTTCGCTCGCTCTTTTCCTCCTTTTTCCGGCTTATCTTTGCCCGCAACTTCAATTCGTTTTGCCATTTCATAGGATGCGCCATAACAAACGGAACATCGCAAACTGAAATGATTGCTTTCAACTGCTCAAAGTTTGCCATCATCTTTTGTATTCGGTACAACTTTCCCATATTGACGCCATCGGCACCCGGCGTTATATCATCCGGGCGCACACTTAGTTTTTCAAGAAAAACAATTGGCGAACATATTGTTTTCAAATGATTCAAATAATCTCTTATGTCGTTTATATCCTCCGGCATTTTTATGGCGGTTATATTGTGGTTTGGTCGCCATGTTACTATACCCCCACTTGTTCCGGGGTCAATTCCCACTACTGCTGAAATTTTCATAATTAAAATAAAACTTGCTGTCTTTGAAACTCAATTAATCTTTTCTTTGCTTGTTCATAATAAACCGGGTCTTTTTCAATTATAGTTAAATCAAAGCCCAATTTATGTGCGGCTATTGCATGGCTCATACTTCCGCCGTGCGTGTCCAATATCCTTTGACCGGGTTCTGCAAAATTTTGTAATAGCCATTCATATAATATTATTGGTTTTTGTGTGGGGTGTATCTTTTTTTCTTTGACTGAACTTTTACCTTGTAAATTTCCATAATATCTATAATCAAAACATTTTGCAGGGCAATTAAAATTAGTCCACGCAAACTCACCATCTGAAAAGTTAGGAACCGGATTTTGTTTGTACCAAAATATAAAACATTGGCATGGAGGCAATTTATAATAATTTCCACCCCATATTATACATTTATTAGAAATTCTGAAAAGTTCGTTAAAATAAATATCATTTGGTATATCATTATCCCAATTCTTTTTTTCATGCTTTGACCTTGCAGGTTTTGCAGCGTAATCAATTCCGTATGGCGGGTCAACAATTGCCAAATCAAAAGATTTATCACTTTGGGATTGCATAAACTCCATGCAATCCCCGTTTATTAATGTTATGTTTCCAAATTTTTCAATTTTCATCTTTATATCCTCCCGCTTTTGTAAAATAACCTATTACGCCAATTATAAAGCAAACAATAAATAGTTCCATATTTAAAACTTCATGTAGTTATCAACTTGCATTTCCTCGGAAATCATCCGGTCAAATGCTTTTATAATCTCCTTTTTCCGGGCAACCTCAAACGCCGTAAAATCAATTTCCGGGCTTTCGGTTCCTTTTCGGCGAACTTGAAACGCTGTATATTGGTTTATCATTCCACGGGCTACACGCTGCATATACCGGGCAAACGCTTCTTTTCGGTCGTCCTCTTTAACTTGTACATCATCAGCCAACCCGCATTTTTGCAACCATTCATACAAAAACATATCATCAGTTAGCCCCAATATTAATTTCCCGGTGTATTTGTAGCAAAGGAAAATATAACGGTTCCGCCATTGTCTTTGTATCTCAAATCTCCGGATTTGCTCCGGCGAAATTTCATTGTTTTTTTCCGGTATAGCTTTGTATGCTTTGTCAATTACATCTGTCTGCTTTTGCTTGTATGCTTTCAGAATCTTTGCAAAGTAATCGGCGTTGAACTGTTGATAATGGTTTTTGTCCGGATTCCCTTGTTTATCTTTCGGCAAATATTCGTCTAACTCTCCGGTCGTCGCCAATTCAAAAGCCATCTTAATATCAGCCAACGTCATATCTGAGTAATAACGTTTCAGAATATCCAACAACCGGGATTGTATATAATTCCAATCATTTTCATTCTGTGGTATTATATAACCAACGTCTATTGCTATACGCTTAAACAGTAACGAAAGATTTTCAACTAATTTTGCATCGTCAATTTCCGCAATTGGTGTTTTTGTTGACGCTGCGAAAACATATTTTTCAACTGGGTTTAATGCTTTGGCAACCTCCGGCAATTGCACCATTCTACGGCGTACTTCAATGGCTTTTGTTCCGGGCTTGGTATTATATATTTCTAACGCCGTATTTTCTTTTTTTTCAATTGCTCCCATATCAATCAAAATCATTGTTTAAATACTTCATCATATCCGCAATTTCTTTGCTTCTTTGCTGCTCTGTCTTTACGGAACGTTTCATTTTTTCCCATTTTTCGTATTTTTCGGGGGTTGAATCATATTCTAACGCCGCCCAACCTTTTGAAATGCTTTCTTTTATCAGAATCAGCGCAAATTCTTCCGGGTATTTACTCAAACCATTTAAGTTTGCTTGTATCGCTGAAAAACTCTTTTGCGACGTTCTCCATTTCGGTTGACACATCAAAATATAAAAGTTCCGTTTAAATTCATCGCTATCAAATGGGAATACAAGTTTTGCAAAGTAATTATCAACTTTATCAATTACTTGTTTTCTGACGTCCAACAATTCCGGGGTAAACCCATAAACAATACTTGCTTTAACTGTTTTTTCTTCGTTTGAAAAATTGTCTTGTGAAAATCCGTCCGGATTTTCTTTAGATGCTTTAGCATCTTTCTTTATATTATTATTTATATTATTATTTATATTATTATTTATATTATTATTTACGGTGCCGTTTTGATACC